ATGTCAGTAGATACAACATCCCCGAAGCCTCACATACCCTATTATCCTGCATATCTGAGTGAGGGAAAAATCTGGTACATAACCTACTATGCATTGAATCCTTATACCAATCATCTTCAGATGAAGCGTATCAAGGTGAACCGGATCAAATCTATTCCGGAGCGAAGAAAATTTGCGCGAAACCTGGTCAGGGAAATCAATCAAAAGCTGGAATCCGGATGGAATCCATTCATTGAAGAAACAAAAGCAAAGCATTTTCACACACTTTTGTCGGCAATTGAAACCTACAAGAAGGCAAAGTACAAAGAGCTCGAGGAAAACTCCATCAGGTCTTATGACAGTTTCTTAAAAAAACTCTCAGACTACGTGGAGAAGAAAGATAAAAACATGTACTGCATGTCTTTTGACAAGAGTAAAGCATCGGATTTTATCCTTTCGATAAAAGAGGATCCGAAAATCGGGAACCGGACCTACAACAATCATTTGAATTTTTATCAAACATTCTTTGAATGGATGAAAGCAGTGAATTATGTTTCACTGAACCCATTTACCGGTATACCAAAAGTATCCAGGAGAAAGATCAAGAAAACAAGAACCATGCTTTCACGTGAAGATCTCCGTGAAATGGTTGAATGGCTCAGCATCGAGCATCCTCGCTTCCTCGCTGCATCCATGCTCATGTACTACTGTTTTTTGCGAAATGATGACTTATGTCATTTAAAACCATCAAGCTTCGATATGGAAAAGAAGCTACTATTCATACATGGTTATGAAACGAAAAATGATAATGACAGCTACCGGGTCATCCCCAAAGCGTTGGAAAAATATCTGCCGGCATTGAATATTGAGAATACTCCAAAAGAATGGTATATTTTTTCCCAAAAAAATTATGCATTTACCGCAGGCCCGACACCTTTGAACTCACGGTATTTTTCAAAATACTGGTCGGATAAATTGAGGCCAGCTCTGGACTTTCCAATGAGTTTACAGTTTTATAGCCTGAAAGATACCGGTATCACAAATCTAATGGCCGACGGGATCTCGCCGGCATACATTCAAGGGCAGGCAGATCACAGCAGTCTTGAAATAACAAATAAATACATCCATTCACGTACTCCGGAAGGATTCCTGCAGATAAGAGAACTGGCAAAAGAGATCATATAGAGTAATTCCTGAATATCGATTTTTATTGTACGACTGAACATCCGTACCAGGTTATAGCATTTTGTAAAAGTAGCCAGTTACCATCTCGGGCTTATCGGATATTGTCCTCTCAAACCGAAGCGGAATATAAATTGCATTGTTTATTTCAAACAAGAAGGATGTTGACAGAAAGGGATTGTCTTCCATCTGCATTACATATTCTTTGGTTGTATCAAAATAGCTGTTTAGAACATAAGTATTCACTATGTTTTCCAGGCGATAACTTCCCGGAACATAATTCATAAAGTCACTCAAAGCCCACGTCTCAAACCGGGTTACCTCAGAGCTGGACGGTGGGATCCCAAAATCAGGATATATATCGTTACATGAATAGGGGTAATAAGTGGCAAAAGTAACGTCGTCGACCGTCACTGGAGTTATGAAAGCTTTTATTTCACCCATGAAAATACAGGTTTCCAAATCCGTTTTTCGTGTAACATTGGGAACCCCCTGTTCGATCATATCTGCCAAAGGAATCGTTTCATAAGCGCTCGCATCAGATAAATCATATTTCGATTGCGGAAATTGATAGTGAATTTCAAATTGTTTAAGATCCGGTTGGCCTGGATGGAAATTAAGCTGGATGGATCCCTTTTCAATGACCGGTGGAATCATTTTCAGTATTAATTCGTTATCCCAATTTCCAAAACCCGCCGGCCTAAATTTATTGAATATATATACACTCCTGGAACTGGTGATTTTTCGGCTGAACATTTCCTGCGATGGCTTATCGGCATATAGGTAGTAATTACCTTGATTGTCAAAAAAACCACCGTTTTTGTTATACCAGGCATCAGGATTTGCAGTCAGGAAATTTAGTAGTGTTGCAAAATCACCTTGAAATATAAAAATGGCTCTTAAGTCCCAGTAATCATCTAACCTATGATATTTATAGTATAAATCATCAGGTAATTCATAAGAGAATTTATTTACTTTAAATCGACTCAGTTTGTCGTCCGATTCTTCGCTTACGTTTCGGGTATATGCGTCAATTACATTGTTTAGCTGGATGGTAGTCCTCGAAGAAATATTTTCATGCCTGTAAACAATTTCTAGTGATTGCTTTGTTTTATCAACCAAGAATATCACATTGAATTCATCTTCTATGATTTCAATAAACTCACTCAGTGTCATGTCCGGCAGAGCATTGGCATAGGCGAGAGAATTAAAGTTGTTCAATAAGTAGGTGCATTTTGCCCTGTCATTGGAGAGCAGGACATTCGCTTTCATGGTAAACCCAAACATGTCGGCCATTTTTTCAACATAATGTAACAGATAAGGCATCATGATTATCTGACCGTCTACACCGTTTATGGGAAAAGCCACGGACGGGATTGATGTCCCTGTCTCGTTTGCCAATGTGAATTTATTCACAATGGTATCATTTAATTTCACTGGCGCACAAACAAAGTGAAATCCGTTTGTTTCGTATCCAGTTTGCTGTATAGATTGGCGGGCCCGTGCGGAATCTATTGCCGACTCAATCCCCCAGTCCATTTTCCATATTTTTTTATCCTGGTTGGCGAAATATAGTAATTCTGAATTTCCTGATACATACTGGATGGTCACGGTAGTATCCGTATTAGAAATATATATTGCTTTCCCATGGCTCACTTTATTATTTACAATCATTGCTGCCGGCCATTCTGCGGGAATATTTCTCTTGTTCAGTCGATGGATCATGCCAAATGCCATGGCATTCTGTCCTGTTTGTATGGATATAACGATGTCAAGTGTGAATTCCCCGACACTGGTAATAATCGGATTTTCATCAATCTGTTTGAATGAGAAGTTATCACCCAGAGCAATTTCAATATCATTTACAAATAACTGTGTCATCCGCGTGCGTGTTTGGTCAGTCTATTGAATTCATCCAGTTTTTTAGCGATCCCTTTTTCACCCGATATCGTGGCGATAGCCGGAATACCTTCATCGATCTGGTTGCTCAGGCGCTCAACTGTTTTGGCCAGTCGGTCAATCGTGTCATAAACATAACTATCACGTGCAGAATCATTACTGCCCGATGATGGTGTCGCGTTTGCGGTGTTCACATTCAGTGCCCTGGCGATATCCTGTTTTGACATGGAGCTGATGGTACCGGTGCGCTGGGCCATGTCAAAGGCATCGAGAACCGGCCTGATATTCGGATTGCTTACTCCCCGATGATTTACCACGAATTCTTTCCCGTGGTATGGTTGACCGTCCGGAAAATACCCTCTCACCTCCCGCGGATCATCTCCACCGGTGAAACCTCCAATGTAATAACCTTCCTTGGCGGCATCTCGCTGCTGTTTGGCCACTGCAATCTGACTTCCACCGAACGCTACCGCAGCTGCTGCTGCAATAGGGGCCAGTGCGAGACCAACAATAGGGATTTTGAGGGCATTGGCATAGGCATCTATGGCAGCCATGGCAGTAGAAGCAATAACACTCGCTATAGTTAGTACAAATTGTTTGTCAGCATTTTTTGCCCGAATTCTGGCAATCTCTTCTTCTTTCTTCTCTTCAAGTTTGGTCGTATCTTTGCCGGCTTTCCTGGCAGCCTTTATTTGTTTGTCATACTTCAGGGCAGTTCTATTTTCTTCAGCTGAAATGAGATTATCCATTGTTCCACTCAAATCACTGAAAATTGAGTTTACAGATGATGCAATTTCATAATACCCCTCCAGTCGCTTGTCAATTTCTTCCCGGAGATACTTATCATCTAATGCGGCTTTTACCCTCAAAGCCTCTTCATGAGTTAGAATTCCAAGCCTTTCATATTCATCTATGACTGCCAGTTCAGAATCCTTCTGTGTTGTAAGTTCATTAATGCCGTATTTTTCAAATATCTGTTTACGTTTATCAGCATTTTCTTCAGTAAGTTTTATAGATTCATCTTGTTCTTTTTTCAAATTGGCTAATACCTGATTGCGGTAATTTACATCCAAATCAAGCAGATCATTATTCAACGTTTCAATCTGTTTTTTTATATCGGCTTGAACTTCTGGATCAGTTACTGATGACAGGGTATCTTGAAGGAGTAACTTCTTTTTTTCAAGGAAATCACGTTGTTGATCTAACAATTCCTGATTATACTGCTCTTCCGTTTTTCTGTCATCGTCAATATAATCCCGTTTTATTTTTGCCAACTCTTGGAAGTTTTGAATTTCAATTTCTTGAATTTCATCATTTAACTTCTTGCGTTCCTCTTGTGCTATTGTGGAAGTTCCACCTCCCGGTTTCTTTTTATCATCCGGTACCCAGAAGTCAGGTCCTGGATCTTCGGGGACAGTCCCACCATTTTCACTACCGGTAAAACCACCCGCTTTGTCAGACATGCTCTCATATATACTAAGCCTCTGGTCAATTCCCTCATTTCTGTTCCTAAGCATTGACTGACGGGTTTTCCAGGCATTTTGACTCAATAAATTGCTGCGGAAAAATCCTTTACTTTTATCAGTATCAATCCTCATGTCCAGCTCCGCAATTTCGGCTTCATTTTTGAATTTGTCGGAGTAAAGCTTTGTAATATTTTCAGCAATTGCCTTCTGTTTGGCGTTGGCCTCTAAAGCTTTCGTGTAATCATTTACCGCGTTTTTGGCCGCATTTGTGTTGATAGTCTCCAAAGAAAGAAACCCCAGATGTTTCGGAGAAATTGCATTCAGTTTCTCAATCGCTTTCAAACGGGTTTCTTTCGATAAATTTTCATTACGGGCCGTCCTTAACAAAAGGTCCAGTTCGGTACGTTCGCGTGCTGTGCTTTCTGAAACCTGTTTATCTATACTTGCTTTAGCCTTGCCTTCTTCATTTAATCGATTAAAACCTGAAACGAGTTTGTAAACTCCAATGGTAACAGCGGCAATTGCAGTTCCCAATAAAACGTAAGGATTTAGCAGCATTGTTTTATTAAACACCTGCATGGCAATTCGAGCCCTAGTAATATTACCTGTAAATAAAGCCTGAGCTGCAGCAGCGGCCAGATTGGCTGCTCTATTCGCGGCCAAGAAGAAGGTACTTAATTTTAATTGTGTATTTTTCAATAAAAGAGCAATTCTTGCTTTGTTTACTGCTAATGTATAATTACCAATAACAATGGCAAGTATAAGGATCAATCCTTTATTTTCTCTCAACCATTTGGGTAGTTCAATCATCGATCTGATGAGGTAAGTTGTTCCTTTGGTTGATTTTAATAATACTGGGTTCAGTCTTTCACCCAACTCGAGGGCGGTTTCTTTAAAACCTTTTCTTGCTTTCTCTAATTCTGCAGCTAGATTGCTGTTCTTGATGTTATATTCATTTACAACTGAAGTACCTTCTTCAAATGATTTATTACTCAGATCAACCAATTCACGGAATCTCGCGGTATTATTGGCAGCCGCTCCAATGGCTTTATTGGCACCGTCAGCATTGACTCCCAAATACTCCAATGTTTTGGCAGTCTGTGTCGCATCCATACCACGCATACCTTCTGCAAACTGCAGGAAGAACTCTAACGGATCGGTGTTGATCAGGTTCTCTACTTCATTAACCGGCAATCTCATTACTTTGGCAAACTTTTCCGTTTCGGTTGCCGCTTGCTTCAGAAAAATATTATATGCTCGGCTGGAGATCTCAGCTTCAATGCCGCTTTCTTCAAATGCGGCACCCAGGGCCAACGTCTCTGAAATGCTGGGCTTCAAAGAATCGGGTAGTGATCCCACGCGTAATGCAAAATTGGCGATATTCGGCTCACTGGCTGCACCTTTTGCTCCCAATTCATTGATGGCAGATCCGATGGAAAGATATGCCTTTTCAACCTCCATGTCTTTTGTTTCCTGAAACAGGGATTTCAACTTTCCGAGCTGTGTGGAAATCTCTTCCACGCCACCGGAGAATGAATCGCCCAACGCCACATTGGCAATGTCCATGGACCGGGTGAATTCAATAATATTCTCTTTGGCAATTCCGATGCGTCCACCCGCTTCTGCAATTTTATTCAGTTCTTCGCGACTAGTACGGGTGTCAATTTTTTTAAACTCATCATTCATCGCAACCACTTCACTCCGGGTCATTCCGGTGGTTTTCATCACATCGGAATACACATCATCCATTTTGGCCACATCTTCCGCCAGTTTCCTGAATGCGAGTGACGCTCCGGTGATGGATCCTACAATTGCGCCCACTACGGCCAGATTACGATTAAACCAGCTGCTTATACTTGCAAAACCATCCTTGGCCCTTTGCGTGAGTGATCTGTATTCTTTAGAGAGATCCGCAGTCTTCTGCCGATGCTCGCTCAGAATTGAATTTAAATAGGCAATTTTTTTACCGGTACGGATATAATCTTCTGCACCAATTGTCATTTTAGATTGATCTTTGATCAATGCACGGATCTCGGTACGGATGGCAGTTACATTTCGGGGGACTTCTTTTCCATCGATCCATATTTTAATACCCCTATTTACAATTTTATCGGCCATAGCTATCTTTCGATTAGGAACCTGTTTGTTTTATCGAGGACGGCGTGCATTGCTTTATCACCATAATATTCCTGGGCAATATTTGCCAGCTGGTTGATGCCTTGCCTTATTTCAATATCGAACCAGTCAACCGGCTTTCTCCCTTCACCTCCAACAGGCAAGAGATGAACCCGTCTGTTTTTACGTTTACTCCTTTTTGCCGAAGCTGTCAGGCTTCCACGGACAATGGTATTGCCCTGGCGGATCCATCCACGACCCACTCCATAATGCACGAAAACACCATGTCGCGGAATAAGGAATTTTACATTTGATGCTTCTCCATCACGATTTAAGTTTACAAATGATCGAGTGCCGATAAGTTTATCTTCATCCCTGGCTGATTTAAACCCGACTGGAGCACGTCTGATCATCCTGTTTCGGGTTGATACTGCCCAATGCTCGATATCAGTGTTAAACTTTTCCGTGTTGACCAACCTTTTATTATCCATACATCCATAATTTTATAGTACAAAATTATGGTTGCTCATGGCCATTGAAAAGGACAAAAAAAACGGCTTCAGGAGTTGAAGCCGTTTCAGATCTGTTGAAGATCCTATATTGAATTTCGTATTGTATTCGGGAGTAATCTTGAAGGCAACCTATCATTATCAGGCTTAGGATCATTTAGTGGAATATAACATTGTCCATAATGGTCAATTGTCGCCATGGTATGTATCTCTGCCGGCATTCTTAATACTGTATATTCTGCAAATGATATCGATATCGGTACCGCTCGAATCAGTACATCCGTCTCCAGATATACAATCACAAAATTGTGAGCCGTAGCCGATATATCTGATTTTTGGAATACATCCTCCATATATGAGGATTTTTCATCACTGCCGGGACCTGTGTCAACGGCATAAGCTCCAACGGAGAACGTGAAGAGCAGAACTACAAAAAAGATAAATTTCTTCATCACTTAAATAATTTAATGGGTTTATAAATAAAAACGATTCAAAATTACAAAGCTAAAATAGCCTGAAAAAGGACAAAATATTTTGCAATTTCTTCCGAAAAAAAATAATCAGAGTTATAAACGCTCCCAATACCATACCCCAAATGAATATTTTAAAATTAAACCCGGTCATGGGTATTATTTTTTTCTTCAGTTCTCTGTTCTCGTAGGCCAGCTTCTCAACTCGCAGCGCTAGGTTTGTTTTGACTGTTGTAAGGCTATCCATTTCCTTTACATGCTCTTGCTTCAACGACTCCATCTCCTTTATCGTCCGGTCTAGTTGGCTCTTCGTGGTGGTGATGATCTCCTGTAAGATCGGGTATTTGCCTGTCTCTGGTATCACCTGGGCCGTTGTATCGTAGATGATAGTGTGTGACGAAGATTCACTCTCTAACCGGCTTACCTCATCTCTTGATCGCTCTAAATCGCTTTTGAGCGTCTCTACTTCGATTATCTTTTTCTGTAATTCACTTTTAAGTGAAGTGATGGCTGTACTGTCAACTTTCGTAACGGTACGCTCAGTGAGGATCTGTTTCGGCTTACACCCGATCAGAAGAAGGAGAAATAGTATGGGTAGATATTTTTTCATTAGTCAGTCCAATTTGGGTGTAATGTTTCAAAATCGGGTATTTCAACTGTCTGTCCTTTTAATTTATGCGTGCAATCAGACAAAAATTGAATTTTCCCTTCGCGGATAAATGAATGACAAACATGATCAGGCCATCTAACCAATAAGGAAGGCGATATCGTTGGCATATCTACATTTTCATTGAATGACCATCTGGAGTCTATAACGTGAATAGCGTTACATCCGGGACAATGGAAAACAAGATCATTGGATTTTGTCTTATGAAATTTTGCCATGATGCTAAATCCCCTGCTTTTTATACTTTTCGTATGATTTTTGCATGGAGATGTCGTAAGGTTCCCGGCCCCACTTCTTCGCCATTTCCTTATATCTGGCACCGTTGTAGCGCATGGCAACCGTATGCCAGTCCTCGAGACTCAATGCATTGAAAAGAATATGATCCGTCCGGATAAATTCAGCCATCTGAAATATTTGTCTGTCTTCACCACATTTTGCATCATCCCACATGGATCCAACGGAATCATATCCCAACCTTTTCCAATGCAAACCGAGTACCTGACCAATGCCTATACTGGTGGCCATCATTGCGCTGTCTGGAGAAATAGAAAAAGCATTGTTAAACGCAACCCATTCTGCGGCCTGTCTCTCAACACCGTTCAGGCTCCATCTTCCGGATGGAGCATATGGCTCAAACTTTCGAAACCAAACCGGCTCAAACTGGATAATGATTTTCCCAGTCGTTTCATCAAAGCCTTTTCCTCCACTTTCAACCTCGATGAATGCGGCTAAAGCTTCTGTTTCTACGCCAATCCGGCATGCTTCAAATTTGATGGACAATCGTTGTTCTTTTGTCATGGCTTGTTTACGATTTTTGCGGCGATCACATTGCCATTTTCTTCATCTACGATCTGAATCACCTCTATCATATTCTCAATTGCTGGATCCACTTCGTTACCGGTCACATCGATAATATTCCCGGGTGAGTCAGCTTGTCGTGGTGACTTTTTTTTCAATTCATTCTTCCTTGACAGATACAAATCTTCAGCTGTGAATGCACTCACGTGCCATGTAAGAATGCTTCTCACCGGAGAGCTTACAGCTGTGGAGGAACGGCTGGTAGATGCGGCCTCCATACCTGATGCCGGTAATCTGCTTGTTTTTAGCATCCCACACCCAAGCAACATTGAAATACCCACTAAAAATAATATCCGCTTCATATTACTTTTCTTTTATTAAGTTTTTTACTTTTTCTACAATGCTGTCAACCAGCATCTTCCTTATGTAATTACCATAATTCTCTATAAGATCATTGTCGTTGATCCCCATCAATGTGCTACCACCTACAAGCCTTGTGATCACTTTTGTAATCGTGAATACAGAAGCAAGTATAGCCGCCCATGGAACATCAAATATGTCGTTCAATACCATCAGCGTGTCAAAGATCGCCGAGAGAACCCATATTATCGCATAAAAGAAAATCCTGTCCGGTACCCGATAATATTGTAGATCCAGCTTTTTTATATTCTCCCTGTCTTCCTCGGTCAAACTGTCCTCTACGACTGGTTCTTTCTCTTTCAGCCTCTTATATGCTCGGTTCCAGCGCACGTTAACTAACGTGATCAGGATAGTGAATATCAATGCAAGAGGTATATACGTAAGCGTAAGAGTGATGTGCTCCTTGGCCGATTTTTCATCTATCATCTCTCCGAATGCCTGACTGTATAATGCTTTCAGATCCTTCTTGTTGATCTGATAGTATATTGTATCTGTCGTTATTACCCTCTCAGCCTGAACCACATATGTACTATCCTGTTCCATTACGCTATATCATATTTAATCCCGTCATCACTCAAAATATGTTCTATCTCTTCAATGTAAACTACATCGTATATATTCCATTTTATACCTGTCCACCTACCAACCATTTCCTGCAGATTCTCGTTGTTATTATATAGCTTATTAAACCTGTCAAGATATCCAAACCTTATGTATAAAGTCATTCCAGGTATTTTAAAAAGGCATACGGTTTCCTTTTATCCAGATATTCATGGTTGTTCTGGTAAGCGTATGCTTCCCTCTCAAAGCTGATTTTCCTGTATGCAATATTGCTATTCCTGAATCTGATCAGATGGACAATGAATTCAATACCGTACCATAAGTAAAAGAAAATGTACAATGCCTCTTTAATCTGCCCGGTATGAATCTTTTCGTGATTGACCATAATATCGTCAATTCTCGCATTTTTCCTCACGAAAAGGATCCCGAACAAATTTATTGCCCGGAACCCTTTAAATGGGATGATGTTGTTTCTGATTATTTTCATATCAAAATGTTTCAAATCGTCGCCTAATTGAATTAGGATTCACGCTCTACAACATACCCGACAAAGTCGGCGATAAGTGCATCAGAAATTTGAAAGAATCCAGCATCAGAAGGATGGACGTAATCCTTTCCCCTCACCTCCGTTAGATTGATTCTGCCATTTACATTCGCATTCAACTCCTGTAATGAATACTCTGAATCTATTTGAGCAGTAGTCCAAACAACATCTACATTTGTAAATTCAGCGGCTAAGGTTTTATATGCCTCTGAGAGCGTAAGCATAAGTATCTTTGCCCGTTGTTCATCTGTCCATTCTGTAGAACCGAATGGATGCGCACCGAACCCCCCTCTTGTGCCTGGAACATTCTGAGTCCATAATTTTATTTTTGTTGTAGGCCATTGCGTAGTCATGGCGGTTAAAAAAGCTCTTGCATTCCCAATAACGGTATCAAGATTATAGCTTTGCCCAAGTATTGTCGCAATGTCGTTCCACCCCAATCCTATGTAAACAATGTCTGGTTGGGTAAAACTGTTAACTGTTAAGTAGTTATTAAAATCTAATACATCTACAGAATAAAATGGAGAACCTGAACCATTGAAGTTACTCCATCTCCATCCTGAGTAACCTTCATGATATGTCTGCCCTATCCACCCTAAATAATTCAGCTTTTGCGTGCCAATTAATTGAATGTTCCCCCATGATCTGCCGGCAAGTTTAATTACTGTATATAGAGAACAGGTGTCCTGAACAATTGATTGAGCGTCAGAACTTGTTAACACTCTTAGAAATTCATCGCTTAACCGATTGTAGTAGGTTAATGAATCACCAATAAATAAAACAGTTACAGGACTTATTGGCTGGGTAGTTCTATTTATAACATTTATGGTCACGGTTTTTTCATCAAGTAGCACTCGTTCATTATTATAAAGACGGATAGTAGCTATTCTTGCTCCTGTTAATGTTGGGGTGTACAACCAATATCTGTTAAAATCATCACCTGCTGGATGGTCGGCATCAAGTATTACCTGTATATTATAATTTTTATAATTAAAGGCATTAGTAAGAGCATGCTTAAATAAATATAGAGGCTTCCCTAATTCAGCCGTTATATGGTCGGGCAAATAAAGTCTAACATTTGTATCTCTTTGTGATAGATCAATTATTTTAGATACCGATATTTTCCACGAACTATTAAACGGATTCGACGGGTCGGCATAGCACAATATGTGATATTCCTGACCTATTGCGTTACCAGTTATCACACCAGGATATCCAATTGCGTCATAAGGAAGGAGTCTCTTCTCTATTGTAGAGTCAAAAACAGAGGTATATGCGACTTTTGCAAAATAATAGTCGCCACTTTGCTCTGTAATCTCCACGTTTATTGAAAAATCTAAATTAGAGGCCTCCTTTAATCCTCCAACGGATATTTCGGTTGGTATAAAATCAACATTAATAAAAGCAACTGGAGATGGGACAATTTTTGAAAGTTGCACCCTCAACCTTGTATAGTTTGATTTTTTGAACCAAAAGCCATACTCTCCATTCTGCTCATAATTAATGAAGTACACAGGGTACAACAATCCGCCTGTACGCACATAGGATGATACGGTAATTTCATTAAGTCCTTCTATTGGGTTAGTAATATCTGACTTTGCATAACCAGTAGATATCACAGAACTAACAGTATTATTAAGTAAAAGGGGAATAGATCCTGCCCCTGAATTAGTTCTGTTTTCCGGCAGCCATAACTTTTTTAATTCATTTATATTCTCCGTCACTACTTTTTGATTAATAACGTCCACTTCAGAACTACCTAAAACATTTTTAACTGCTGTCTTTGGTAGCTTTTCCTCGATAGTTTCCTTGATATTATAAGAGACGTGAATTGAGTAGTCGAACTCCAATAGATTCGCAACTTTTTGTGTTGATAATGTTCCAACAACCATCCCTACACTATTGAATCCGTACGAATAAACGTCCCCCTGAATATTTGATTTGTATAGATGGTCAGAACCAGTTATTATATTAACAATGCCTACATATTGTCCTTTCTCGACAATAATATTTTGAGCTGTCAAATCAAGTAGTTGAGAGTTTATTGTAATGTCGTGTATGGATAGCACCCTCATATTGGATGTTAGAGGTTTATCACATATAATTAATTTTGAGGAAAAAGAAATAGGTATTGGTTGAGCAAATTCTAATTTTTCTATCTTGCCAGGGTATTTTATGGGTGTTTCTTTTACGAATGCCCATGTAGATGTAACAGATACAGCGAATGGGATATCTGATTGTTGGTACTTCTCTATTGATATTTTTTCAGCCACATCGCCCGCTAATTGAACTATCTCCCCTTCCACTGCTTTCAAGGTATTCGTACTTCCACCGCTGTCAGCTTTGTTTGCAATTTCTTGCAAGTGAGGGATCACTTCCTCCATCCAGGCGCCCACGCGTGAGGCAGAGTTGTTATTCTCGACGGTTTCGTTCTTTATTGTGGTGGCCTGAGCCAATAAATCTTCAACAGGTATCATAGTTCTTCGTTTTTATTGCAAAAATATGGTTGCTCACAGGGACGGAAAAGGACAATAATTACAGGAACCGGTCGGCAGCAAGACAGCCCGGGAATGGAAGTTCATATTGAGCGGACAGCAATACTCCATAGAGCGTGGCGCTTTCATTCTCAATGTAGTTTATCTCAACGCCATCCATCACCAAGCCACGGAGGAAGGGGAATGCCCGGCGGTCCTTCCTGTCTTCATCAATCTTAAGGAGAAACTCTTCGGCAATCTTCTCCATGTTATTTTTTATAGCTTGTATCCTTGCAAAGTCGCCGGCATCGGATACATTATCCAGGAACATCATTTCCAGGTACCGGCGTTTTCTCCGGTTGTCGTCGTTCCACGGGTAAGTGACAGTCAGCTTGTCGAGGGTAACGAAAGGATAATAGAGACTCTTCATCTTCTGCATCATCTTATCGGTGCTCAGTTCCACAAAATGTCGTTCACCCGACGGGTTATGCTTTATATCCACATGCTTTTCGCAGAGCGACTCGATGTACGCAGTGAAATCATTCAATAAATCTGCCATGGTTATTTTGTTTGATGCGTTTTTATACGTGCATTGATGCGCTTGAACATCAGTATGCAGTTAGTTTTCTTGTAATGATCGTAGTTCAGGATGTCATCGCCTACGAAGGCATCAAGGATCCCCGTCCAGTCGGGTAGAGAGGTCGATGTTTTCTTAGTGATTCCTCTCTTCGTACTTTCCCTGTCGTCGGTCGATTTTGATTCGAATAGTAGAGGAAAAGGTTTCTCGAGCCATTTATGGATAAAAATGTAATTCATGAATATGGCGTTGCGTGTAGCTTCATCAACATGCTTCCTGATGTACTTTATCCGCTTTTCAAAGTCGATATCGGTAACCGATTCATTGCTTTTCAGGTATAGAGCCGCGATAAACCGGCATAGATCTTCTTCTTTATGATCCCGTACGTACATGAAGAAATAAGTGTCAAACAGGGCAAAACGCTCGAAATCCACATCTCTGAATTTTGCTTTGGGGGCCATTAACCCGGTACCCGGGATTACCTGCATGTAGAAGAAATTAACCGATCCATTCGGCCTGGCTGCAAAAGTGCACAGCTCGGTAAGTTTATAAAGTTCGAATTTTGAAAATTTACGGGTTATCCTTTTCGGAATTGAAAAGAAACGGCTTGCAAATTCAAAGTCAGCAATATTATTCAGGTAGATATCGCTGCAAACAGAAAACTGATCCCCGTTCAGTTCATGCCATTTTTCCGGAACATCCAGTTCTTTTGTCTTCCGGAATATAAAAAACTGTTTGTATTGAATTTTCAGTCTTCTCATGCCCAAAAGCTTTTTTTATCGGTATTATCCCGTTTTGGAATCAGAGTACCGGCGCTGGAAGTATACTCGAAATCAGCTGTCAAAAGTTTCTCGGCAATTTTCCAGTAAGAAATGCCATCGGCTTCAAGCATATTCGCCTGCATCATGATGCGTTCGTCGCTCACCGGTTGATGCACGGTTTCATTGTCGCCAGTGGATCCTGAGAGAGAATCAAAGAATAGGCCCTTCTCCGTGATGCTGCCGGTTTCTTTTACCAGGCGTGCCAGCGAGTAAAACACGACTACGGGGATAAGCGCTTCACGCAATTTCGTGTATTTGTCTTCCGGGGTGTCCGTTGCTAAATTTGCGATGAAGGCATCATACACTGCAGTACCTATCCGTGCTTTGATCATGCCAATGGAAATGTTCTGCATGTGCTGTTTCAATCGCAGGTAGATGAGCCGGCTCCCGTTGATGAAATAGTACCGGTCAATCTCGGCAGCATTGCGAACAATCGCCTTTTTGTTTTCCGTGTAGTACGACGATTCAGCGAAATGTGGAAATTCCGGCTTATGCTCCTCCAGGTATTTCAGCAGATCATCCAGGGCATTGAATCCCTTTTCCTTCCAGCTTCTTTTTAATGCCTGTTCCTGGTATTTATACGGAGTCTTGGCATCTTCGCTTTCCTGCCGTAAGGTTCCACTGCCGCCGATCAGCATCTGCATTTCGTCGTAGTTGTCCCAGAAAGCCAGCCGGGCATTGGCCATCTGTGCCAGGAACAGCAACCGTGATTGTACGGGTGTGGGTGATGTGGCCGTGTATATAGCAATGAGATCTTCAGTCATCAAGTCCCCCAGCAGCGGTCGGAGGAACTTTTCGAAAGCACTCCGAAGCGGCGCTTCCACGGTCTGAAATTCAAGAGAACGTGATACGCTGATGAAAGGCATCATTTCATCGGCATTGCTCCATTTTTCCTTTGAGAATATCATATCGGTACATTTTTATGATACAAAAATATACCGACCATAATGGTGGGAAAAGGACAAAAAAAAGCCCCTGTTGACAAACAACAAGGGCAATTGAATTATCAATCAGGTTCAGGAATTTTTTATTTTCTCATACAGAACCCAGTTGCTCACGCCATCAATGAAAATTGTTTTGAAACCTTTACCATGGAGAATCTTATTCACGGTTCTCATCCCCACGTCAACCATTTCACTCATTTCAGTGATCAGTTCCAGTGTGGTTCTGAATTCTTTTTGATCTACATCGCCGTCCGGAGCATAGTTTTCATCGATATATCTGGTGGCCATTTCTTCATTGAAAGAGAATCCGAAAGGATCATTATCATTCTCATTCTCATTCTCATTCTCATTCTCATTCTCTTCTTTCTCAGGTAATGAATTTACAAAGCCAATTTTTCTCATGATGCACCTCCTTTTTTTGGCGTGGAGATCTGGCATTGTGCCATAAAAGAGAAGAGATCTCGGATCTCATAAAGGAACATGATCATAGACTGGCGCTCTTCGTTATCCATCCATACAGGGGTCTCAGATAATGAAATGAATTTAATGCCGGTATCGGCCCAGGTCAATGCTTCATCCAGAGAGTACCACTGCATCAGCCGAAAGAACGGCTCCACATTCATCAGTACATCTTTGTACGGGTTATTCACTATCACCGGGCTGGAGTCGTCGCGTGCTCTCATGAGGCCGCTCCTTTCCTTTTAGGAAGTTCCTGAATGTGCAGCGTGGCGCATACCCCGTTTGCCATCATCACAATTACCAGGTCATTGCCAACCTTGTGTTTCTCGCAATGGACATTGCTTTCCTTGAACATGCTCGAAAGGGCATCGTTCATTGTTTCCTTCACTACCGCCGATGGCACATTGGCCATCAGTGGCCGGTTAGATTTTGTTTTACTCATAACTTACGAAATTTTTTAGCATTAAAAAAAAGAACGGTTTCGCTACCCGTTGCTAAAAGTCTTTCGTAAAAGGCTCGCATACACCATTACAATGTATGCACGGGGCGAAACCGCCATATTTTAAGATATGGAATGGACACAAAAAAAGCCAGACACTTCCGGCAACATCCATTGCCTCTTACGAATTAAAAACTTTTAGCGTGACAAATATCAGCATAAGTTTTTAATTGGCAAAGAAAAACCCCGAAAATTTCGGGGTTAATTTTTAAAGATTTGCTTTTCACCGGTAGCTGTATTTTCTATAATTAATTTTGAATAGGACCAATTTTTTATATCTTTCCAATCTCCACCATTAAAATTCATCCATATTTTATAAACATATTCACTTGTTACTCCAAAAGCATTCTTTGTGGTAAACTTATTGATTACTATAGCTTGATCCCCTTCAACTTCATGTACATGAGTAGATGTTTTTATTTTGCTTTCCAATGGAAATTTTAATTTTGATTTTACAAAGTCTTCAGAAATTATTGCGCACTTATTACCATCATAAATGAAAGAAGATACTGAAGATTTAGAACCAGAAGATGGTTTTTCAAATTTTTTATATGCATAGTTGTTGTCAACCTTATAAAGTTCAGCATATGAGAAGTTGCTTTGATTCATAAAAGAAATTGTTTGACAATTTTCAAGCCCTAGCAGTTTCACACTTTTTATAAGTATGCTCTCATCCTCCACAGTACGCGAAGTACTTACGAGATAATATAAGTTCCTTTCACCGGTAATCTTAGTGAATGTGACTCCATCGATCATAACATTCTTTTTACAAGAAATTAGAATAAAGATCATTAAGAATAAAATTATTTTTCTCATGATAAAAACATTAATAATTAAACATTTGGCAAATATAAATATAATTCCTGATGATAGACAAAGTTTTATCAATGTAGTAAAAAAAAATCCGGCAAGACACCGGATCATATTAAAATAGTAAAGGGGAGATTCTATTTCCCGTGACAGTATTTATATTTCTTTTTACTTCCGCATGGGCACATGTCATTTCTTCCTGGAATTTTGTCTTTAACTAAAGGGGTTGAACCATTCACGCCCCTCACAAAGTCAATCTTCTGCACAGATGGAATCCGAAAACTCATCATGGTTTTTCCTCCGTAGTTAGTTATGGCGAAATCTCCCAAATTAATGACATTCATACCAATAATGAAGTTGATTTCATTATTGGCTGATAACTCCACGCACTCTGTAACAAGCGTATCTATTTTAATCTGTTCATTATTTAGAGTAAGGTTCAGTTTATATACATTTACCTCTTTTGCACCATGAACACCATTTGATAATGCCTTCTGAATGGTAACTAAACCTAACTCACTGGCTGCACTTGCTGTTATAACCGAATTGGTGGCACCTGTATCCCAAATTGCATGAGTTTCAAGTGTCTTTCCCGTAAATGTGTTTTTTAAAGTAACAGGAGATATTATAACATTTTGAAGTCCGTTATTACTCTCCGTGGTTAAAGCGTGGATTGGAATACCATTCATTATGCAAAAATAACTCTAGAGTGGAATGTTTGCGTGTAACCCTCTTTATCCTTAGTGCATAGCTGAATTAGGAACGTTCCTAATTCATAATGTTCTGCCGCAAAGCTAAGAGCTTCATCAAAAGAATCGGAGGCAAATTTGACCTCTTCATCCTTAATCACAATATTTTTATTTGGGTATAAATTAAAAAGTTTATCGTGATTATCGGTGAAATATTTGAAGTTCTTATCTGGCATACTATATGAAATTATTTAATACAAAAACGCATTAATGCTGCGAAGTTATAAACAAAAAGTCGATAAATGAATTTTTATAACATCATTTATGTATGTTCTATAACATACAATCAAAATGATATGTTTTTTTAAGAAAGTGTTTTTTTCGTTCCGGCTCCTGTATCCAAAGTCGTGAGTACTGTATTGCGGAAGCGCAACTCAACATCTGTGTAACCATTGATGCGTAACATCATTTCCAGTGGATCCAGCAGGTTCTGCCGGTCTATCCAGGCATTGGCAATATTCACCAGGAAAGCCTCACGGATATTACTGCCTCCCTGGTTGCCGGCATAGGTGCCACCGGGCATACCGGCGCCCAGTACATTCGGATTGACAAGCAATGCAAAGAGGATCTCGCTGTTGGCCGCCGCACTGGTCACCAGCTTATCTCCTTCCTTGCTCTTGTTATCCAGCGGGGTGATCTTCCACTCTTCTTCCACTTTCCCGTTCAGATCATTGATTGAGTAATGGGTGAACAGCGGCTTTTCTGCATTTTCCGTTCCCAGGAGGTTACTTTCGATCTCATCCATGTACAGATCAATCGCGGCCGTACGATCTTTCGCATTTTCAAACTCCGCTTCAGGAAATTTCTTCTCCCAGAAAGAGTATGGGATCTGCACATGCCATTTCCACGTGGCCTGATTCTTATACACCTTTTTCAGGTACGACGGCACTTCTTTGGCAATGTCAATCCATCCGGCCAGATATGCAGACAGCCATACCGGCTCGCTGTACGTGTCGCGGTTGCTCCAGCTGTCTCTCACAATCATCATGAAGCTTTCCTTTGTTTTGCCTTCAAACTTCATGATATCGTAATCCAGCTCAGGATCATATTCCATCAGCACAGGATAGGCATTGTAATCGCCTTTTGCCGGCGATTCAGGAAACTTCCCGCTCACGATGCATGTTTCCTTTCCCATTTTATCACGTTCACTCAGGCGCCAGAAGAAAGCATTTACAGGATTTAGACCCACAATCTTATCACCGGTTTCATTCGGAATGAACTGGATGGCCGATGAACCAAACTTAAAGTAGTCACGGGCGGCTTTTTCCAGGTATCTCCTGGCTTTCCGGCTGAGAAGGAAATGTTGCAGCTCCGTGTCGCCATACGGAGCCAGCATCTCATTCCCGTCGGCATCATATCCCTCTATTTTGCATGCATAGATACCCTGGCCACAGGTAAAATTCCTGATAAACTTCAATCCGCTGTTCAACACACTGGTACTGGTTATAATGTCATTTGCCCACTGTGGAAAATCATTATTTTTTCCCCACATCAGCATCTTGATGTTTGAAACAGAAAAGAAATCCTGATCAGGGCTTGTGTTCACCGTCTGATCTGCTTTTTTCTTCTGTTCTTTCAGAATACCGGGGGCTCCGGTGGTCTGCATGAATGCCGATGAGCAGGAGATGATGAGTGGCGTGCCGTTTTTGCTGTATAAAATATCCATATAGCCTGTTATTTTCGAGTGTCTATAAAATTACTTCCATGCCGTTAAACTGTGTGATCAGATCGATCCCTACCGGGAAAACATGTCCTTCGGGACGACCGGCACAATCACACGGTTGAATGCCTCTCTGGCGTGCCTGCTGAACGTTGTACGGCAATCCTCTGACATAAGCCTGGGGAAAGAAATAGAGTTTTCCTGTTTTTGTCACGAACTTCACTGAAAAAATGTTTCGTTTTCCATTCTGAAAGAATCTGATATCCATTTCCTTCAGCATCATGTTACGACGTATCCGTGTAGGTTTTCCCATTTTAATTAAATGTTAGATCAAACGTACTATCAAATACGCCGGCAAGCGGACGTGTAACGTACCGGAATCGCTGGTACCTATCTTCTGCATATCGGTAGCTGAACTCAACCGATATCAGTTCGTCCCGTTTCTCTGAAATCTTAATTGAGTCGGTCTGAATAATTATTGGAACGAAAGTGTTATCTTCCCATATACCCACCCGCTGCGAAGTGAGGAAATCTTCAAGTACCGGCAGTTCATTCCGTTTCAACCAGCCAGTATCAACGGAGACTATTTTCTCAACTTGTGGCCTGAATTGCCTTCTAACCCCGGTGATAGTGCCAATATTCCTGTCAAATTTTGTTTGAAAGTTACCAGCTTCCATGGCGTGAAAAGTTTCCTGTCCGTAAAAGCTGTTGATGAATCCGAATGTTTTCAAATGAGGGTACATACGTTCTGACATCACAAAACGGATCACCCTTGTAGAAGATTTGTAAATATTGTAATACACCAGGTCATTTTCATTGCATCCAATCCTGGAAGCTACAAGTGACGGAGATACATCGAAAGAAAATACTCCAACATATGAATACGTAGGCGTGGCGTAATTTGAGATCGTTATCCCTTTGTCACCCGTCGGTGATTTGTATACGGCATAGAGTGAGATGGATTCCGTACCAAAAAATGAGATGAATTCCTTTCTGCCAATACCTGTTCGTTTCTCGTTTGTCAGTGAAAGTGGCGTGATCACCATGTTGTCATGATTTACGGTTCCATTGGTATTTACGCTCGACACATAAAAATAACGGATTACTTCCACCGGCGCTGTATACCTCTGAGTCAGTTTAATTGTAAGACTCACATAAAAAACGCCAATAGATTTATTAATGTTACTCAGTTCCGGAATACTTGCAAGATTTAAAGCAACTTCGCCGATGTTATATATGGTGACATAACCATGTTTGTTTGGATAATATCGCTCGTTTAATATCGAAGTGGATTCAAAGATTATCTCCATATCCACATAACCAGATACGGAACTCAATTCGATGTTTCCAAATTCAGAAGTCAGTGCATAATCTGGCAAACGGTCTATTACCATAGCTATTTATTTATTTACGCTACAAAAATAAACCGACCTGTATGGAAGGAAAAGGACAAAAAAAACGCCGTGAGCTAGAGGGCCCACGGCGGTAAAAAATATTTTGCTAAACGAATTCTACTTGTGAGATTTCGGCTGCAAAATTATGCAATTCTTTTTCAATTTTGATGACTGTTTTTTTGCTTGGTTTTCTTCTTCCTGTTACGTAGTGACTCAATTGTCCCTGATTTACACCGGTCAACTTTTCGAGACCGGCTAATGAAATAATTTTTGAATAATATGAGAGGAACGATGCAAGATCATATTTGAAAGAAAATTCCACATTTTTTGGAAATTCTTTTTTTACCTTAGCATAATATTCTTTCATCTCTTCAAAACTTTTTTCAAAATCTTCAATTGCTTCTTTTACACTGTTTCCATCGCCTAATATACCAAAAGGAAGAGAGTTTTCACTGCTTATAAAAGCAGTGTAGGTGTTGTCATTACCTTTTTCAACTGTTACTTCAATTTTGTAAATTTCATTTGCTTTCATAATTTTTTCGTCCTTGCTTTTTCTGTTCATGTTGCCATTCCAATTATATAAATAGTGTGTATCGAGTGTGATAAGGAGGGTGTGATGTGGGGGTTATAATTTAACCCCCGACTCACGCTCGATACTTCGGAGAGTACCTGATTTTACTTCTTGTGATTTGTGATGACCGAGTTGAAATTCCTTTCCGGTAATCGGACTAAACCACATGGGATGATTTCCATTACTATCACAGCAATAACATCCCCTTTTTTTGAGCTTTCGCTCGACTTCTGAGTACTTCATTTAAAATATTTTTAAAGTTCATAATGTCAAAGAGCCCTTTTTAGAACACCACAAAGATACGAAATATAATATCAATTACCAAATAAAAGATATTAAATTTAATATCATCTATAAAATAAAATGTATTTAATAATCTGATTCATCTCTCTTTCTCTGACAGAGAAAGGTTTTAAGGCGTTTCTTTGCTACTTTCTTCGTCGCCATAACAAGAAAGTAGCGCCGAAGAGTACGAGTCATTTTATAATCTCCGTACTCTTCTGGCAGTCTAAATCACCCCATCATCCGCAAGGCTGTAATATTCCTGATCTGTGATGATCATGCTATCCAATAGGGCGATATCTATCCACTGCAGAGCCTCTTTTAATTTCTTGGATATTTGTTTATCCTGCGGACTTGGTAAAGTGTTTCCCGATGGGTGATTGTGTGCCATGATCACACCACATGAAAGGCTGTCAATTGCATATTTGCAAATGATTTTCACGTCTACCACCGTACCGGAAACACCACCCTGTGAGATTTTTGCAAATCCAATCGTATGATTTGACCGGTTTAATAGCAGAATGAAAACACTTTCAAAAATGTGGATATCGTCATTATAAAATTGCCGGATATATTCATGAGCATCCCGGCTACTTGTAATTTTCATTTTTTTAAATTCGCTCACTTTTGCCGATAAACTGTATTCAACGGCTTTTTTAGTACTCTTCAGTTCTTTTGGAAGTTGGTCACCTGCATTGCTCTTTGAAATAGATTTCATACCTTTGAAATGTTTTAAGTTTGTAAAAATTTAGAATGCTTTAAAGGCGGTGCGGTCTCCAAACTTGTACCGCCTTTACTTTATCAAATATACAAAATATTAACCATCTGTGCAATAGGTAGATACATGTTAATTTGTCGACAAGTAACGACCTAAAGAAATATATCACCCTATTACTTCATTTAATAATGTCTAAGGAACAAAGATTTTATTTGATTCAAAAAGTAGAAAATTTCCAAAAAAACCGTTTGGGTCGGGTTTATTAGCTTCATAAAATAGGCGTTATGTTAAATAAACATAAATATTTCGTATTTTGTTAATTTTCTGATGTGTTAGAGTGGATTTTTAAGGCGAAATCATCGCCTTAAATCGCCGACATGGCTAACGCGCCCTATCGGTCAAAGCCCGAAAAAAAGCATTTTTTCGTTGAAATATGAAAATACGTTAACATTTTAACTTTTGGAAGTCCTATACTATGGAAGGAAGTCCTCAGATGCGAGGAGCAATGAAAGACCGGTTTTGGCGTAGCGCATAGCCATACTTTGTCCACACACGTTTGTCCACGGCATCACCGAAGTGGGTAGCCTCTTCCGGCAAAACAGATTCGCGTGCTTCGCTTTTCTTGTCTTTCTCAAATAGTCCGTTGGGCTTTTGGAAAACAGATGTGTTATTCATTGAGATTAGCGTATACTTGCACCGGGTACCGTTGAATCGTTTCTTAGGTAAAAATGGATTTGTTTCAGCCAGTATTGATTGCCAAAGCAAATATTTTTCATTGTGTGGTGGTTCCTTTCCCGGATGTTTTCTCTGTGTTACTTTCCATTTATTCCGCTCGAGTCTGGCAATGGCAAGCTGATTGTATGTCTTACGTGAACTGGCCAGGCGTATATCACCATAGGTGTCCACTGTATAGATTACTTCTTTCTTCTTATGATGGCGATAGTAATGGCAGAACATATCTATCAGGGTATTGATCATTGTGTCGGTATGTTCCTGGGGTTTCACATAGAATTCGTTGATATTGTTATCAGTCTTCTGGATCAGGCCGGACACAAAATCATACATGCGTTCCTGGGCAACCTCGATCAATGCAATCTTGCTGCCCCAGTCTGGCGTTATCTCAATGGGTTGGTTTGGATCACAATCGGCATCAAACAGAGAATGCCGGTTCTCGAGTTTGGTCCAGTCAAACTCCGTGTCATCGGCCAGGCCACGGATGTAATTATCATTGTCGGCCTTATAATATATATGCCGGTCATCTAAATTGTAATAACAGTCTGTAACCTTATCAATATAGTAGTTCAGTATCTCAATCATGAATGTCATCAGATCCATGGTCTGGTACATTTTTACAATGTACGAAAATCCGATGTTGATGATGTTGTCAAATGCATTGGAAAGCATGAAGAGTATTCCATCCTTAGATACAAAAGGAGTGATCTGTTTCTTTAAACGGTTCACTTCTTTCCATATTTCCACGGCAATAGCTGTTTCACCATCCAGCTTTGCACGGATCAGATCCAATTGAAGCTTAACAATCTGATTCCAAATTTTGAATAATTGGATCCCGGCTTCATCTTCATAATACTTGGCAGGCTCTGTGAGCCATTTATGTTCCGGTAAGTATCCCATGGATGAAGTAAAAGTGCTACCGTGATGTTTAAACACTGGCTTAACAGACAAGTCTCCAAAATGCTCAAGGTTTCCCCTATTTGTGGCTGCCGACTCCTGGTCGAACTTCAACTTGTCAATTGTCAGCGCTTCATCGGTAATGTTATAATCCACATTCGGACCACGACCACTTGTTTTTTGTGAGATGAGATAAAGAGCGTGCCCGTTGCTGAATGTGATCATATTGTCGTAACTCATGATCTTCTCATAAGGCAATAAGAAATGATCAGGCGGTTTTTGACAGACAACGTAATCTCCTGTCTTTGTTTTCTGGTCGTACTTCTTGTAGCCAAGCTGTTCAAGCAGTTTAAAGGTCGATGGCAACGTTTTGGTGAGTGCCTGGCCAATGGTGTCCTGCGTGATTGAAGTGATTCCACGTGGCAGCAAACGGACGTTCTCGTCCACTTCAGCTCCCACGATGTATGATTTACCGGTAGCACGACCGGCAATAAGGTATTTTAATTTGGCGGAAAGTAACTGATATTTGACCTGAAAAGAGTTCAGGGATAAAGTTTCCTCCCAAACATCTTCTTTATACATCATGAGTCGAGCATTTTGGTAATTTCGTCATCAGTGTAATCGGGCGTGTCCAGGACCTCTATCACAGTTTGAATGTCATCTCTGTTCAATCCTCTCAGTTTTTCAAGGGGGATATTGATTGTCTTCTGGTTATTATTAAGCTGAATGTAAAAAACATTTTTCTCCATGCGCCGGGGATCTTCCTCTCCGATTGTTTTTTCCCCGATCACTTCCCGGAGAGCTTTATGAGCGGCGATACGTTCTTTTTGTTTATTCAGATTCTTGCAAGTCCTGATTGTATCCACCAGGTCTTTTATCTGCCATTGCTGCCAGTAGTCCCAGTCAAAGGTGTGTTTCGATTTAAAGAGTTCCTGAGCGAGTTTTATGTCTTTCCGGGCGGTGGTAGGGCTTATGTTGTATTTTGCCAACAGACGCGGAATAACTGCACTGGGATGATACGTATCCAGCATTTTGGCGGCAGATACAACCCGATTGAACTGATCAATGAGATTGCTCGGTAATGGAGAATTATCCGGGTCAAGAATGTGGGCCAGGATAATATCATGCTGCTGCAGCTCGAGTGCCGCTTTTGGGGTTGTCTTATTCATTGAGTGATGAATGAAAGATTTGTAATAATCTAATCAGTTGCTCCTGCGCTGGATTGCTACCATTCAGGGCTGCTTTGATTATTTGTTCCCTGATTTCATTCTCATGCCGGATTATACCTTTGTAAAAAGCAGTCCTCGCGAGTGATTTCTGATAGATCTCTTCAATAAATTCATCTTCATCAACCTCCAGGTTGATAGCAATCAAATGAGGCTGAAAAAGCCTGTAAGACATCTCTTCGATTGTTTTAAGTTGTTCCTCTGAGAAATGCATCTTCCAATACTTTTTTATCGAATTCAAATATTGTCTTGTCCGTGAAAATTGTTCCTCGTTCCCATTTAGGATTATCAGTTGCATTCTGACTTGTTACAACAGAAATGTGCCATTTATTATTCCAGATACAGGCCACCTTTGCATGAATTGAGATGCACCGATAATCAAAATTACTTACCATCAGCGCGAACGGTTTTGGAGAAAGCGATCTGACACGATTATCCACGATAAAACGGATATCCCTGATAATGCCTTTTTCTCTACGATTCATTACACCCTGCAATGTTTTCGGACTGATTGAGTACGTACTGAGCAGGATGTCTGCCGGACCTGTTTGCTCTAGGATCCAGAAAACCAGGCGCATCATATTGAAATTACCAAAACTCCAAAAGTGTTTTGTTTCCCCCTCTGAAATGACTCCGAGCCGCTGTGTGAGCAATGATTCTTCTGCAGTAAGGTAGATCGCAGACTCCGAAGTGTCTAACACTTCGGGCTGCATTCTACCCTCCTGACACGGAGTTTCTTTTGGTAATTCACCAAATGTAACGAGTGTCACGATTGTTCCGCTATTGCGTATTCAATCTGTTCTTTTTCAACCTTCATCCTCTCGATTTTTTTTTCAAGAGTAATCCGTTTCGGTCCTTTCGGCATTGGATTTTCTTTGGCCAGTTTCTTTTCAGACTGATAAAGCAATTTGTTTTCGGCTTTTGCAATCTTAATGCGCCAGTTTTCTTTTTGTTTCTTCAGTCCCTCTATATCATCAGCCAGTGTGATACCTGTATCCTGTTTTTTTGTTTCAACAGGTGAAGACGGATTATCCGGATCGAAAGGTTTATTGAACAGATCATCAGATGGTACAATTCCTGAATCTTTGTAAGCAGAATAGCTTTTCCAGAGTTCTTCCATTCGGTGACTTACTCCAAGTATCGATGCAGCAATCGTCTTTCTTCTGGCGACTGCGTCTTCTGAATTCGTTTCGCCAATTTCTTTTAGTTCTTTGTGCAGGATACTTCGCTGTTTGTACAGATCGCTGTATTCGGTTAATACCCTTTTCACAACGTCAGGGTATTCTTTATTGGCAAAATCCTGGTCAATTTCTGCTGTCACCTTTTCAATATTTACATTCACTTCAGAAGGGATCTCGTTTTCGATATCGTCATGATCGGGATCATTCGGATTAATCGGATAACGAAGATAATCACGCAGTACCCTGTCAATTTTCTGAGGAATATCTCTCCGAAATTTATTCTTCAGAAAATTTTCGTACACATTCGGCTTGTAACCTGTTTGATGGAGAAGATCTATTCCATCATCCACTGTTTTTCTCCGCGAATCTCTGTTAATATAGGCTGCTACCTTTTCCCGCAGTTGAACACTGATGTTTACTTCCATTTGATTATAATTTAGTGAGTATTTATTTGCGGTTAAAATTAGTGCTGAAAAACGTGCGCCGAAAGGACAAAAAAAGTACCTCCTCTGATGGAAGGTACTTTTGAAGTGTATGAGAAAAAGAGGAAGTTAAGGAACCAGCACAAGAAGTTCTTCAACCAGTCCTGTATATACCAAGGCTTTTCCGGTACGGAACCTGAACTGCATGGATGCCTGGTTTCTGTCGCTTGCCGTGGTGCCGGTAACAGCTCCATCGCCTCCCGTGACAAATGTGGCTCCACGGCGCTTGTTACCCATCAGGTAATATTCACCGTTTTCATCCGGGACGATAAAAAACATTTTCCTTTGACTGGCAGCATTCATAAATCCGAGGATAGTTTGTGAAATACGGGCTTTCACAATGTTCAGGTTATATTCGAAGTGAGTGCCATCCACTTCTCCAACCGGCACGATACTGAAATTACCGGCATCCTCGGTAAACTTGAACTTGAAGGCCCTTGTGCCGGGCTTCATTGTCAAATTCCCCACCAGCGCTCCTGCAGCTTCCAGTTCTACAGGAGTAACCACCTGGGTGGTCCCGTCGATAGTAGGCACCGGTTCTGTTGGCCATACGGCAACGTCTTCGTGGTAACCGAAGATGATCTCGGGAACAATACCGGCCATATTGCCACCCTCACAACTGAGTTGGTGGTCAATATCAGCTAAACTTATACAATTTTCAGCCATAATACGTTTGTTTTAGAGATTCAAAAATTAAGGAATAACCACTTCGGCCACGTTCGTCCAGACCACTTCGTTGATACCGAAGCCAAGACCTTCCCACCAGTCGGTAAGCATGTTCACCACTCGTTTCGATTCCTCGATCTTCACCTTTGCTGCATTTTCACCTTTTTTGGTGATATGCAGGAAGTTGTCAACCGGTGTTGCCCAGATGTCATCGGTACCGATCATGGAAGGAAGACCAACTACTCTGGCGGGGGAGAAATCGAGCGTGTCGTCGATCTGGGAAGGACTGGTGATATCGTAATATCCAAGTGAACGTTTGTCCTTCATGAAGGCACGTTTCCACTTCGGAGCCATTCCGATGATCATTTTCGAGTTCTGATACTGTTCAGAGATACTTTCGTAGAAAGTTTCAATCTGATCATAGATTGTTGCGGCATCCAAAGCTGCCATGGTCACGTGGTTCACCTTGTCACTTGTGAGGAAGGTTTTCAATCCGTTCATCGACTGGCCGGAGATACCTGCAGTTCCCGCTGTGGGGGCAGTGAACACACCTTTGTAATATTCAAGTTCTTCCATGTCAGTATTGATCTGACCGTAGAAGTGAGATTCCAGAATGTAACGGATGAGAGGCCATTCTTTGCGACTCAGATCATTGCTGGCAAGAAAACCAAGCCAGTTGTTTTCCACATCGTCCGGATAAACTTCAAAATCCACCTTCAGATGGAAAAGTTCAATCGGATTGGGCGTGAAGGTCAAATCTCCCTTGGGAGTCCATGATTTCTGAAATGACTGCACAAGGCGTGTCATTACAGATTGAGCCAGGCGATAAACGGTATCATCCGTCTTTATCTTGGTTGCCAGCTTGGTTGTTTCGCGTCCAAAGAGCAGAAGTCGTTTCAGGCGCGCCATGTTTTGTCCGGAATTGATGTAATATGCACCATATTCGGTTACGATGTCGGTAGTAGTAATTGCCATATTATTGCGAATTAATGGGTTGATTAAATGATTTCGGCGTCAGCAATCTTGTTATGAGGAAGATTGTCAATAGTGTTCCAGTCCGTTTCGTCCTTTACTTCTGCCGGATTCGATGAACCTCCTTGCGGATTTTCTGCAGCAGCTGCCGGGCGAGCGGCTAATTTTGCTTTCACAGCTGCTACTTTTGCAGCTGCATCAGCGGATGCTTTCACAGTAGGATCCAGGTCATCGAGCAGGTCGAGAACCAATTGCAGTGCATTTGTCGCTTCCGATACCTTTGCGGCATTTTCGGTGATCGTTTTGATCTCTGCATCGAGCGACTTCATTTGATCGATTGAAACAATTACGTTTCCCTCTTTTTCTTCAAAGCCTTCCACTTTCAGCAGGGTGTTGATTTGTTGAAAATCTTTCTTCATTTCGGTTTTATTTTTGGGTGAAAAAATATCCATCAGCATTTGAAAAAGGCTTTTTTTGTCTTTTTCATCCATTTTGTTCACCATCTCAGTAGTGATTTCAATAGGCTCTGTTTCTTTCATTACGGGTACCGGAAGATCCAGCGCTTTCATCTTTGCCGCAGTCTCATTAGAGACAGCTACCTTTTCTTTAGTTTTAACCGGTACCAGTTCATCTACTAAACCAAGCTCAACAGCTTCCTTGGCCGATAACCAGCGGGATTCCTTCATGAGGTTCATCACGGTTTTAAAGTCAATACCTCTACTCTTCACATAGTCCTGAGCGACGGATAAGGTAAACACTTCAGCTTCCTTTTTCTGAGCAATCAGATCATTGATTGTCTGATCCAGGTCATCTTCATTCATGTTTCCCCAGGCATCAACCCAGATAGATGGTTTGTGAATAAGATAAAAAGAGTCCTCACGGATACGTGATTTTACGGCACCATGTCCAATGATCGTTGCAGCCGATGCGTTGAAGCCAACATACTCGAGCGTCACGTCACCATGTGTTTCGAACATTTCCTTAATTTTGAGGGCATGATTGAGATCTCCCCCCAGAGAAGTGCATTTCACGACAATTGGACCTTTTCCCAGATCATCCATCATTGTTTTGACGAATTGCATTGAGATACCCCAACGTCCCACTTCTCCAATCAACTCTAGCGTTTTAGCCATAATCTTATGATTTTGAGCAAAAGTATCCATATAAAAAAAACAGCAAAAGGACATGAGCCATTTGCTGTCTCTGTTTGATAGAAGTATATTATAGAATGTTGATACCCGAATTCTCAATGAAGAGGGCCTGTTCGTCCTGATATCCGGCAAAAGAACAATTGACCTGATTCCTCCCGGAAGTGGATGCTTCAAGAGAAAAACGCAACTGATTCTCTTCGGTACCTATCAGCCTTATGTAATTGTTTTGATCCACGAATAACACAAACCAATAACCAGCCAGTAGTTCTCTGAAAATGTTTCTATTCACGGGTTGATCCTTTGGTGCAACCAGAATCAGCTCCGTTTTGTACCCGTTATTTTCACCAACCTGTTTGAATTGTGCCGTGTCGTCTGTAAAATAAAACTCAATGATTTGTTCCAGATTAACAAGTTCAAGGAAAAAATTTTCGTGTGTATAATCACGACGCACCCGTTTCAAACTTGATGGTGGAATTGCATATACCATTGAAAGTCCAGGCAGGTTCGTTTTAAAATCGAATGATATCTTTTTCATAATGAATTAATTATTTGTTATATAATAATTCACGTGTCCATTTATGGGACAACGTCACTCAAACAATATTGTTAATGTTGTTTAATATTCTTTTGAATAGTTCCCCTCTGTCAATATTAAGATTTCTCTGACATTCCTTCCGGATCGCCTCGAAGCTCCAGATGTCTTCCGTAAATCCAAATTCATCCTGAAATGATTCGATTGTTTCTGTCCAGTTAAAACCTACCGCTATCCTTGGAGCAATAAACGCATGCATGAACGTTTTTGCTTTCATCTCAATGGCCTGGTTGAACTCTACAATTTCTGTGCGAGTGAGATCCCAGCCGAGTCGATAAAAGTCATTTCTTTTGATTGTAATATTAACTACTTCGGTATAATTGGAAAAGGCCAAAGATTCGTACTTTTTTCTATATCGGTTAGAATTCTTCTCCAAACTTAACACAAGCTGTCGGTAGAGCAATTTATCGCGCATGAGGAGTACCGGATCTCCATATTTCAACTCAAGGTAATGTTTTGAGTATGATTTGCAAGGTACCTGGATAGTGAATGCCATAACTGAAAACGTTAATAATCATTCAAATATACAATAAATATTTGGTAAAATGCAATAATAACGTGGATATTAATGATGTTTACAAATGTGGCTTGGACGGATCATCGCTGAAAAATAGTACAATCGTGCGGTTTATATACAACGTGATTGTTAATGCTCTATGATTCAATGAAATAATGGCGTACTTTTTCCGTACTATTTTGTACAATAATGATGTTTTTCGTACTTTTTTGAAAATCGTGCGGAAAAGTGCAAATCGTGCAAAATCGTGCAAAAATAGTACGCTTATAAATCATTATATTTCAGTGATATATACTTTCATTTTCAGGTTATGCACGATTGCACGATTTTCATTTTAATTTTTCTATTAGTCCTTTTTGTAAATATAAATATTAAAAAAAAAGAATATATATATGTCTGTCTACGTGATTTTTGCGCCCTCTTCAGTCTCGATTTTTGCCATAGTACAATTGTTCCATTTCTTTCAATCCCTGGAAAAAGGGTGCAAGGGAAAAACGATGTTCCCGGGAATACGATATGCGCCCGGCTAAATGCCGAGCGCAAGAGATAAGGTATTCGCGCCGTCGGCGCTCATAGTTAATAAACAAGCCCACGCTATCAGCGCAGGCTTGAGTCGTGAGATGTTATAGTATCCGGTCATTCATATACTGCTTCACTGATAAATTCAAATTCGGCCTGTAAACGCTTTGTCCCGATGATCACGGCAATACCGCGAGCGGCCAGTTCAAACAATCTTTGCCGGGTAATGGGACTGTCCCGCAAATTGTAAGTAGCGGCACATACGTAATAACATTCTGCCAGGTCGAAATCATGAACTGTCGGCCTGATGAGTTTTGATGCATCTGTTGGTGTGTTGGCAAAACTTAACTTCACGAGAATGCGCTGTATTATCTTGCGCCTTACCTGTTCATCTGGATGCACCGCTACGATGATCTTATTCTGTTTCATTTTTTATTGTCTAGAAGTGGTTATTAATTAAAAGTTCCCATCCCACGCTCAAGCAACCAGGTCATTGCCGGTGGCGTTACAGCATTTCCAAGTTGTTTAACTTTGTCTCTTCCGGATCCCAATACAATGTAATCGTTCTCGAAGGCCATGGCGGCCTGTACTTCGTGAGGCTGAATCATCCTGTATGTGCAATCTTCCAGCTTGACATTTTCCGGAGAGCTTAATACTATAGCAACCCGGTCACGCGTTGACATGGTTCCGATCGGATCTTCCATTCCGGATGATTGTGCTTTTCCATAATAGTAGGAAAAGAAAGCGTTCACAGCCTCAGTGGAAAGAATGCCATGTGTGACTATGCTCGTTTGTGTGCTCATGGGCTGATCGATCTCTCTTGAGCGTGATTGCCCTCTATTTTCAACCATGAATGGCATGCCTAATACACCATACGTTCCGGCAGTTGTCACAGTGTCGATTGCTTTATAAAGTGACAAACCTGCGAGTTTTGGATTAAATCCTCCGCCGTAGTTTTTAATGATCATAGGCATACCTAACAGGCCATGATGATTTCCACCAGCTAAGACTATAGAGACAAACTCATTCAAGGATCTACTTTTCCCGTTTTTGTTTTGTTCATCGATCATGGCCGGCATGCCGACAACTCCGAAATTATTCTGTGTGGTCATCGTAAACTGAGGTGAAGACAGGGGAGTGATATCACCTCCGTAACTGCCCTTTGTTACAAACGCGGCAACCTGGCGGGTGGCTTGAGTGAACATTTTATCGGTAATGCCAGACGATCGTTTCAAATTGCTAGAATGGTCGGTGTAGATTATGAACGATGAATCTTTTTGCTTCAGGAGTCCGTGTTTAATGCGTTCGATTGTGTTTGGAGACAATGGTTTTGATCTGTCACCAATTCGAACACTAGGAATGGACCAGTCTATGATGTTGAACGCTGCATAGTAGTACGGCTCTACGATGCTGCCACAATTGGCACACCGATAATCGTATTGCTGCTTGTATTTTCCGAATTTCTTTCGAGGGTTCCTCCAGCTTTGTATAGATTCCACTTCCTTCCCGCAATTTGAACAAAATGATTTTGGACGAAAATCCAAATCGGGGACAGGGTTCCCTTTTTTCCAGAACACAACATACATTCGATCCCGGCTCTGCGGTGTTGGAAGAGCATGCATTGAATTAAGATATACGCATTTGTGCGTGTATCCAAGATTGTGCATTGCATGCAACCAGGCATCCCACATAATCCAGACTCTTGCTTCAACAACATTTTCAACAATGATCAGATTGTAGTTGTGAATTTCAGCAAATCTGGGAACATCCCACATGGTTGCGCGTGAGCGGATGGCTCCAGGGTCTATAGTAAGATCCCCAAATAAATTTTTTGTCAGCTGGTACTTCCTGCTCACGCCCTTTGCAATGGTATGATTCGTACATTCCGGAGAAGTTATAAGAATATCGGTACTCTGGTACCTACGAGGATCTGTGGCAGAAACATCAGCACAATCGTGATCCGTATCCGGGAAGTTGGTGTTGTGCGTTTTTATGGCCAAATCCCAGTGGTTCATAGCAAGTTTTACTTCCAAGCCTCCACCCATGTTTTGGGCCAGCCTTCGAACGCCCTGCGATGATCCGCCGGCGCCACAGAATTGATCTGTTACAGTCAGGTAACTCTTTTTTTTCATAGTCAATATCTGAATTTTGTGAAATGAATGATTGCCATCGGTTCATTCAGACTGTAGTTTTTGAACCATTTCCTGAAATCATTAGATGAGAGACCGTCGTTTTTGGCAATACAAATTGGGCTTATCCTCTTTGCGCTGTTTTTTGTATTTAAAAAACAGAGTCCTAAGTCGCTAAATATAGATAAATCAATACACTGCAACCCAATACCATCTTCTTTTATAAGCCTCTTAAATTCTACCTGATTAGACCGGTATGGTTTTCCTTCCCAATATCTTAATGAAAGGTAAGCATTGCCTTTTTCAATCTCATCGAATCGTTTGCGCCAAAATTCGTAATTGCTACGAATGGTGTGGATCTTTTTAAACGCCAGAATATTGTCAATAAACCCTGTTTCTTCACCTTTCCTGGGATGTGTTGCCGGGAAGTTTCTACTTAAAGTTAATGTATATGTTTTCATAACTACCATCCTTTTAAGAGTTCCTTCGGCATTGTTGGCGCCATGATCTTGATCTCGATCCTGGCACTTAAATGGAGAGGTACCATGCGATACGTGCCTTCATTTTCTCTACACCATTTCATTGCTTCGTCCTCTTCTATAGCTATCGCTACAGCTTCGCGGTCCTTGTTTTGGAGTATGTATGCGTGATCCATAATTGCTTTGTTTCATTATTAATTCAACGATGTCTGATATATAAATCAGGAAATTTTGATTGTGCGTATTTTAATTCGCATGCTTTTACATACTTGTAAATTTTCTTATATTTTGAAGTCTGAAAAACTGCTTTAATTGTTTTTTCAGCTTCACTTTTAGTGCTAAAATTCCGCGATATCATTTGTCGCTTCCCAGTCTCTTTATATGTCCCGACTATAACATATTGGCTGTCTATCTCTGCCTGTGTGTTTTTTTTTCTTGTTCCCATGTTACTCATCTCATTAGTACTCAATAATTCAGTCTATCTCTTTCGAGTTTCTGTAAGAACCGGTTGATTTGTGCGGCATGATCCTGGTGTGCGTGGATCAGAATCACCGTGTTGTTATCAATACGGTGCGGAATCAGATCCTTGAATTTTTGTTTCACTTCACTCCCAACTTTTATTGCAGTTTCACGGGAGTCTGCAGCTTCGGACGTGGTTATAATTCCCTTTTTTCGTGCCATGTTAATCCTGTTTTATTTGTTACTATTTTTAAAATGGTTTATCATCATTAGGTATGAATGGTATCTCAATATTCAGCTTTTCAGCCACAGCGGCATACTGCTCTATAGAACCAAGCATGAAGTATTCTATTCCACCAGACTTGTCATCATAATCCGGCCGGCCATCTTTGTCAAAAAACATGGGATCGCCGGTAGTAGGATCGAACTTGTGAGGATTAAAGATTAACCCTTTCCAATGGCAATATTTCTGAATTTTCTTTTTGAAAATGGTGGCACCCGTATATCGCCGCTGTTCCGGGGCATACTCCACAAAGTTGTCATAGATTTCTTTGCGTGGTATCCTCACATTCAGTTTCTCTGCACTGGAGAAATATTCCTCTGCCCAGGCAAGGAAGTCCTCACCCATGGATTGTCTCAATTGTCGGTTTTCAATCCTTTCCGATGGAGATTGTACCACGCCAAAACGAAGATAGAGCTGCACGCATTCTGCCAGGAGATTCCATAGCAAGTTCCATTGCTCAAAATCCCAATCATCGAAGAAAAGAACGCCGAAGTCATCAACCGGCTTATGGCTGTCATTATAATAATCGGAAAAAGCAATTTTCCACTGCCGGTCATTGTATGAGGATCCTTCCCCGTTCAAGGCATGATTTGTAGTTATGTAAATTTTGGGTGATCTGTGAAACGGGAATGTGGCACGACGATTACCCTTATAATTCACCGACCAGTCACCGGTGATGTTGGCAAAAAGAAATTCAAAAGGGAAATTAGTCCTGACATCATCTATAAAAACAATCTTAGTTTTTACAGTCATTTCATCCCAAAGGAAGTTGTCGGCATCAATATCTTTATATTTCCCGTTAATAGAAATGGCGGGGAGCACCTGTTTGAACATTTCACCAATAATCGATTTACCGGAGCGACCATTTGAAAGACCAACCTCGGACTGTTTGCCATCCATGGCCACAAGCGCCCGGCTGACGCTTCGGTCTTTGGCCGACATCATCATGTATCCAATACCGCAAAGTTTTGATATGAGATGTGCCCTGTTTTCCTCAAGTTCTTCCTCCGGTATTTCTTCACCATGTTTTTCTTTTCTCCAAGTGAAATTTGAAGTGTTGATGAGAAACTGAAGGAAATGACACGTTTGGCCGGCTTTGCTCAGTGTGTAATTGAATACATTGTTTTCCTCGTCATGTGTTACCGTAATCAGCCGATCCGTACGTCGTGCCGGAATGTCATGCCGCTGATCTTCCCATATCTGATGAGATATTTCACTATAGGTGTGCTCTTCGATACTGTCTTTTTTCACTTCCCAGTAGTTCTCGGAAAAATAGAACATTTGCCTGTCACGCTGTGGGTCCTCCAGTGCCGGTATTGTCTTCACCAGGTTAGACAGTTTTTCTGGTCCTAAAAACTGCGGACCACCCCGGTGCAACATTTCAAGAACCTCTTCGTTAGCAATCTCGCGTGTGAAATCTTTCACGAAGTCCCGAATATCATCAGTCTTGTACACTGTTTTCACAAATGGATGTTCGGTAAGGATATAATCATATTCACCATCCGGTTTCTGAAATCGGGAAAAACCCCTATTCTGCAGGAAACGGAAACATCGTTCATACCGAAATCGATATTCTGTTCTTACATTACCCGACCTGTCTGCACGTTCAATCTCTTCCCAAAACTTTTCATCGGCCTCGATGGGTTGAGCGCTCTCAATCTCTCCGGAAGCATTAAAACGCCACCGATGTTTACCGATTCTAAACTCAGGCAATTCCTGCAGGATATCCCGATGTCTTTTAGCAAACTCAGATGCATTGTGAAGCGACCAAAGTTCAAGCAACTTCCCGTCGGAAATAGTGGTGATCTTGTGTAATTGAAGGTATTTACCGGTGAGTGATCGTTCATTGATCAGGTAATCGATGTCATTTTTCAAATCATCTTCGTTCCCTTTGAGGGTGTTGGCCAGCAGATCATCTATTCCTTTGTCGTTATTCTCATTCTTCTGTACATTGCCGATGTACAGCTCCAGATAAATGTTGCGACTATTTTTAAGCTGATTGGCATATTCCTTGAAATTCTTTGCGGCATAGAAGAAGTTACGGGGGCGCTGGTCGGCCAGATCATTGATCCCCAAGTTGGAAGATATGTCATTCCAGTCTGCATCAAATAGCAGTACCAGTTCTTTGACCTTACAGCGGGATATCAGATTAACAAGATCTTCATGAAGCCGGCCATTGCTCGCAATATTGTGAATACCTGAGATGGCCACGGATGGAATGCCATGCTTGCATGCTTTTTCGGCTTTCTTCTCTCCTTCCTGAATAAATAGTCGCGGGATCTCGGTGCCAGCCTGGTACACTTCGCGGATCCGTTGCGGGATATAAATGAATGATCCGCTTCCCGACGGGCTTCTGTATTTAAAAGGTTTTCCCTCTTTGTCGAGATGTTCTTGCGGGAACTGCCAACGGACCCGGAAGTATTCTTTCATTTTTCCGGTTGGTTTTCCTTTGTGATATTGTTCGTACATCACCGGTGAACCTTCCAGGTTATAATACTCTATGATGACATCATTCCCGTCGATGATCTCGGCACGGCTGTTGATGGTCCCCGACCGGAATACCCTGCCAACAGTGGTGGTTTTGTTTTCATCCTGTAAAAACACTTTTGCCTGAACATCCGATTCGGTCAGCCCTGACTGTTGAAGCAGTTGTTTGCAGTAATTGTTCTTTGCCGTCTTTTTGGCAGGTTGGATCTCATCCTCCTGTTCTATGAAAATATTAAATTGATGGGCAAGAAGCTGAAGGGTTTCCGGATATGTCTTTCCAAGCTTCATGTAGAAGTCAACAGGAGAATTTCCGCCAAAGCCACATTTGAAACACTTGAAAATATTCTTTGCAGGCGCATATTCAAATCCCTTGTCTTCTTCGCAGCTGGGGCATTTCCCTTTGAAACTGGCACCGCGTTTGGTGAGTGATGTTTCAGATTCAATCACCTCGAGTAATTTCCCTTCTGCAGCTTGCAGGATGCGTTCCTTATCTTCTTTGCTTATTCTCATTGCCTTTGTTTGTTTCTCCGGTTCATTTGTTCCCGATGCACCAACAAAGCTGCATCGGGCGTTTTGTGTTCGTGTCAGTTTTCAATTTCAGCTGACTCGAACGGGATAATAAGTTGCCGATTATTGGCTCTCCAGTCATCAATGGTGATGGCCATTATTTCATTGAGTTCTTTTTTGGCATCGTCCATTTCCTTGCGGGCATTCTTGAAGTTTGCCTGTTTTTCCTGGTAAATTGTCACCATGCGCTCCATCTGTTCCTGTTTCTGCTTGAGGAATGTTTGTGGTTCGGTGAAATACTCGAACAGTGCCTGGTAACATTGCAGTTTGTAACGGGTGACTGATTCGCGTGCCTCGGGAGATACGTTTTTCGGGTTGATGGTGAAGAGCCACCCAAATACAAATTCGAGGGGTAAACATAGCATTTCACGCTCTTTTCCATCTGCTGCAACTGAGGTGCTCAGCACCCCAGTTGAACTCAGAATTTCATCCTCCTGAATCTTTGTTCTTTGTACTTTGGCATCTATTCCCAGCGCCTCACAGATTGGACGAATAGGGATGAATCTTTTGTTGTTATTTTCGATACAAGTGATCGAAACATTGTTTACCTTTGTTACTTGAAATTCGGAAGTAACCACCATTGGTTGAATTGTTTCCATTCTTCTGGATTTTAAAAATTAATATAAGAGTTAGCGGCAGTTGCGGGGAATGATCCTGCAACTGCTTTTTTTGTTTGGCCACACGAAGACCAGGCTTCCGGCATTACACCGGTAGCAGAAATTCTTGATAATTGAATGATGAAATGAAGTTGCGTGCGGCGTTCTGTGGAGTATATCCTTTTGCCGAAAAGGTTCGCCGGCTTTTTTTTACCCGCACCACATAAACCTGTCCGGTCTTCTTGAAACGGATTTTTGTGAGACCGGGATAAACTGTGTCCACGAGTGAGATAAACTGCTGAACGAAGGGATTGTCTGCGCTGTTGGAGTGGTTGCGCGTGGATGCGGTGCATGTCGCTGCACAAGGCGTTGCTTGTAAGGTACTGTTTTTCGCTTGCAAACAAATTGATTCTGTGTAAGGCATTACAGATAATTTGCTGTATAGGCTGTAAAATAAAAAGAGGTACAGCCTTTCCCTCTGCCTTACACTCACTCGGAGCAGTGGCGCCATTAAGCGTCCACGAGGGGGTACTGTACCAATATTGGTTGAGATGCGGACATAAAAAATCCGCTCTCAGTATTGAAGCGGTTTCCCACTCCGAGTTTATGTAAGGCAATGCAAATATGAGCATAATATTTGAGATAGCAATCATTTTTCAGATTTTTTTTCCTGTGTAATTTTAAAAACCTCTTTTTGTCGGCCAAAGACAGTAAAGGAATCATTGAAAATGAAGTCGGGTGTTGCTCCCGATTGAATGAACCAACATAATAATTTGATAAACAGGTCCCTGTTTTTATCTTTCACCAGATTATTTACCCGGAAAGTCTCTCCCGGTTTCATCAGCAAAACCATGCTGAACAGTTTATTCCCAAATGTCCAGAATTGCGCGGATCCCATTTGTGCGTGATAAGAAAGCAAATCAGCCTCATTGGTGAGACGATGTACAGAAAAGTCCATAGCAGTGATGTTTTATTACCAGGCACCCTGGCAAATGATAATATCTTTTTCGGTAAATATCTGAAGGAGTATCAGGAATAGAGCGACGAGTGCAAGGAGAACGACAAAAGAGGCATAAATGAGCACCTCAAGCCAATCAGGAGAGATTCTGTTCAGTTTCATATTTTTCAAGGATATCAATGATTAATTCAATCATCAGCGGGATCTGGTAGAAGTCACGCCATTTAAAAATCAGGATTCCATCTCCGGAAAACTGTTGTACTGTCACGATACCCGATTGGTCCAGTAAATCGGCTGTTTTGGGTGTTACGGGCATGGAGAATGTAACGCCGATCATTCCATCGTCATTGGCCTCTCGTTGCAGTATGGCAAATTCATTTCCACAAATCACGAGAACCAGTTTTTCTTTAATCAGGATTTCTTTTTTCATTTTAGGTTATTTCTATGCCAGTAATCCACCAATTCAGCCACAGATCGCGTAGATGTCTTGATATGAATATTCCGGCGGTGATTGTTTACGGTGTGAGGACTTAAATGAAGTTTATCAGCAATTTCAACGGCTTCGTAATGGCCTACAATGAGTCGCAGTATTTCAGTTTCTCTGTGCGAAAGACCAGAGGTGAATTTAGGTTTGCAACAGATGTTTTCCAGTTTACATTCTCCCCTGAGAGGGCAACGTACTTCTTCGAACTGTAAACGGCCATTGTGATCGATGTCAGAATTCAACCTGTCATATTCTCCGGCGTTGCATCTGATGAACCTGCTCACAATCCAATATTCGTAATTGTACCTGTTGGGTTCTTTTGCCGAATACTCTTTGCAAAGCGCCTCAAATGCTTCCACATGAAATGTCCTGAGATAATCAATGAACTGCTGAATAAAATGACGGGAATTTATTCCAGTCTCTTTTAATTCCCACACAGGTCCATTTTCAGGTTTAATCATGACACATCCATCCGGAGTAGTGTAAAATTCTGTATTAGCAAAAATATCCATGATATTATGCTTTTGTTGTCTCCGGGAAAAGTGTTTCTTCCGGAATACCCATTTCTTCGGCAATAATTGCCCGTCTCCGTCTCGATGGTTTAAATTCACCACTAATCCACCGTGACACAGTGGTTGGATCACAGGTAGTTATTTCAGCAATTCGTTTGATAAATTCTGTTCTCTCGTTAGATAGAGAAGATCCATAGTCTTTGAATGTCAT